AGGTCAGTGTTAGCCCCTTTCCCTGAGAGTCGTGTCTGAACCTTAAAAGCATTAGTTAGATATACATCTCCACGAATAAGTCCTGCAGCATGGAGACAACTATCAAGCACCGTTCCCGCAGGTCCTGAGAATGGTTTGAGGTTCTTATCATCGAAGCCACTGGTGTAGTCTCCGACAATAGCGATCTTGGCTGTATCCCTACCAACGCCGGGCACTAGCCTTCTATGATTGGTCATCGGGATGAAGGTCATTTCTTACTCTTTGTTAGTTGTATCAAGAGCGAATAGCTTTCGAGTTTGATCCTCTACGGCCAGCATAAATTTATTCTTGTACTCCCCATTTAGATCAAATCCAAATCCCTGGAATCCGAGTTCATAGCAGGTGAGAAGGGTAGCTCCGCTGCCCAAGAACGGCACAAAGACATGCTGCCTGCCCACTCCAAGGGTATTGAAGATTTCTTTGATAAGTTCAGTAGGTCGCTGAGTGGGATGATACTTAGCCTTTCCGCTGACCCCTGCAAAGTTAAACACATTAAGCCTTCCTCGCTGAGCCATAACAGGCTTACCCTTTCGGCAGAGAAAGAAGGGCTCATACCCCCTCGCCAAATAGATCTCAGGCTGAAGGGTTTGTCCTTGGGTTTTTGCCCAGATAGCAGGAATCTCATCTACATGCCAACCGGATCGTCTAAGACTATCGAGGACGGCTTGGTGCCACGAAGGCCCGTACCAGAACACAAGCCAGCAATCCTTACCCGCAACCCGATAGAGTTCAGAAGTAAGTTTATCAAGAAAATCTTGATATTTATCAGTCGGTACTTCCTCATAGGAATGAACGTTGCTAGTGACAGAATCCTTTGAGGCCTTCTGTTCGTTGAGATTAATTCCATATGGAGGATCACACTCAATGATCTGGATGTTTCCATTACTTTTCATCCCAGCCATACCCGGAAAGACGTCACCGATCATATAGTTCTGATCAGCTAGCTTCAAGGTAGTTTTAAGTCCACGATCATACTGACCTGCTACTACAGTACCATCAGGACGTTCTTCCGCGTTAATTCGACTTTGCTGACGCCTGCGGAGTTCCTCAACAACAACAGATTCTTCCATTCCCTTAAGAACTTTTAGGGCATCATCAGCAGTTTTATATTCACCAAGTTCAGGAAATACCTCAATGGCCTGAGCCAGTTGAATATTCCGTGCTACTGTTGCAACACCCTTATCCAACAACTGTGCAGTCTTACGGCCTGACCAGTCCCCATGCTTGGCTTTGTATAGCTTATCAATAGCATTTACTAACTTTGCCTGCTCAGCCCATGTAAAGTCCTTTCGATGTACATTCTCCATGAGTTCAATCTCACGGGAGTCAATATCATCAACGAACTCACGGATGATTACAGGGATGGTAGGCAGTCCTATACGAGTGCAGGCTTCGTAGCGCCTACCGCCTGCAAGTAACTTCATATTGCTGTCAACGGAGATAGGCTGGATTACACCCTTGGTGCGAATAGATTCAATCAACTCTTCCATATTTCCAAGATCTTCTCGAAACCTTTCCTCGACAAAGATCTCTTCCAACTTAGCATGCTTTAGTTTATCCTTCCGATAGCCTTCCACCGTTGTAACCTTATTCATCATCCACCCCTAGTTCGCGTAAGAGTTCAATTCGTTCTGCTTCGGAGAGCCCACTAATGATAGATTCCACCTTACCTACCCGTCCCTGAGAACCCTTCTTTGCCACCCGCTTAGCTCTTGAGGCAGCAGCTGGTCGTACAGTATTCCGATTGTTTCTAATGCTACGCAGCCATTCTTGCAACTCATCATCAGAGAGCTGATCAATAGGCTTAACTAAATCCTGAAGTTGCATTAGCGCCTCCGCCGTTCAAGTTCTTCCTTAGCACAGAACCTTACGTCCTCCCTCATGTCTGCTTGCTGAGTAACCCATACCAAGTAACCACTCGGTACCTCACTCCATGGCGCACCGAAGTGCTTACCCATAGGCATACGAGGGAGCTTAGCAGGAAGATCTGTCCATGCAATCATCTGTTCAACAGTTGCATGTTTCTTTAGCTCCTGGTAGATCAGCCACGTCACCTTTGCATCATGCAGTGCACTATGAGTCTGCTGACTGTACTCACGGCCAAGTTGCCCAAGCTTCAACCAGTAACGAAGTGTTTCATTCTTATGATTAGGGGCGTCTGGCCAAATACGGAGTGCACATTTATAAGTACAAATCCACAGTACTGGGGTAAATTCTCCAAGTACAGTCTTTTCATACTCAGCATTATGAGCGATAAGAATGGCGAGTGGATGACAAGCAAAATGCTTAGATAGATTATCCTTAACAACGTCCCATGTATCAGCATCTGCTACATCGTTTAAGATGATATGGTGAATAGCTGAAGTCTCGACGGGAATATCCCGCTGGTAGATATATTGAGATACTTCAACTTCGCCGTTATAGTAAGCAACCTCAACGGGCTTAGCTACCTTTGCATCTTTGTCAGTAGTCTCAAAGTCGATTGTAAATTCTGGATTGTCCATTTGAACTCCAAAATCTCCGAGGGCCGAAGCCCCCGGAGAATAAAAACAATTAGCGACTACGAGACTTCTTCGGAGCCTGCTCTTCGTTACGAAGCTTCGGCACCTTGATACGATTGTAGACCGTACCATCATCCGTAGGGGTATCCATTGCAACTTCCGTCAACGCGGTAGAACCAACAGCTTCCATGCAAAGCTTCTCGGTGTCGATACCAGAAGAGTCGAACGGAATCTTAAAGTGCACAAGGAACCGCTTCAGGAGAAGGGTCTTGAAGTTGGCCGAATTCTGATCATCGTGCGAGTTCGGAAGTGATACAAACTGCATGATGTTTGGAGTGTTCGGTTCATCTACAAAGCCGATAATGAACTTCAGCTGCGGACTACCGGGGTTCTTAGAGTTCGGCCCCGTCTCCGCTTCCTTAGCTTCAAGGATTTGAAGTTGGTACTGGCCAGCAGCTGCCGGCTTCGGCTCTTGCGCTTCATCGAAGTTGATGTTGATAAACGACATTTTAGTAGTCTCAGTTAGGGGCCTTCGCCCAGTGATACCCAGCCTACAGAATGTAGGTGGTGGGTGCGTGTAGAAGTGTTCCAAATTGGAACACAACTAATCCATTTCCTTGTAGCAATACTTACACAGGAGTGAATCATGGAAGGGATCAGTGACATTCCCTTTCCCATCGTCGTAAGCCTCAAAGGATACATGAAATCCAAAGAGGCAAAGAATAGTTCTCCACATAAATCACCTATTATCTCCGCTGCCGCCAATAACTCCACGAGTTTTTCGATCAGCTAACTTCTGGAGATTTCCCTCCATAATGGAAGCAAGACTAAGATCAAACTCAGTAGCAACACTAGCAACATACCAAAGTACATCACCCAGCTCATCTTGAATTTGCTGCTGAATTACAGCGTATGCAACACCGTCCCGAAGGTATTTCTTAAACTTACCTGCGACCTCTCCAGCCTCATTGCACAGACCTATAACTGCATAAGCCTTTCCATGATTCACTGGATATACTGCAGTTGACATTGCTTGTAGTTGATATTCATTAGGAGTCATGATTAATTCCCAGCTTGTCAATCTCTGCACTACAATCTCGACGAGTACAGTAGATATAATGTAAACCCTCATACCAGTTATGCAAGCCTATCCAGCAAAGAACTCTACCTAGCAGATGTTTTAGCAAATGCCTTCTCCTCAAGGAGCAACGCTCCCAATCCCTGAGATTCCAAAGGCTTCTTCCAATCAATAGTTACATCCTCAAAGGGATCAAGACCTTTGAAGGAAGTCCTTACTGTAGTAGTGATACGATCGGGGACTGTTTGGATTCGGTGACTAACATTTCCCTGCCCATCATTCTGTGCCTCACAGAAGAAGATGTCTGAGAATAGCAGTGGGATTTTAGTCTTCAATCGGCCAGTCAACATAGGGGTACGGAAGATGCGTTGTTGCAATTCATCCTTCTTAATTTCCGTATGACCTGTCATATAGATGGTCTTATTCAATGCCATCAGGGAGCGGCATACGTTAATGAATGCAATCATCTGCGGGCCATAGTCATCTTGCTGAGGCCATGCTCCCGCCCTTCCATTGATAGTAAGGACACGATCCATAATCAGGTCGAGGAACGTCGTGGCTGAGTCCAGCCCGATAGCATCGTAGTCATCGAAGAACCCATCTCCAATCCTTTCGTTGAAGTCCTTCTCCCAGTCCATATAGATCTGATTTTGGAATGAGGAGTTGTTATCTCCCTTACCCTTTGTCAGGGACTTAACACTAAGGTTCAAGGAGTCGGGGAGGAATTCTTCATACTCTACATCATGGCCTTGGATGGACAAGATAGCATTCGGATCAAAGAGGTACATAAACTTCTTGCCCGGCAACGTCAGGAATTGGGTAGTCTTACCCGAACCTGTATCACCAAGCATAAGGAATTTATGGTTGGAAGTTTCGTGGGCTTTGAGTGCATTAGCCATACTTCACCTCCTTGTTGGTGAGGTGAACTTTCACAGAGGTTAAGTCAAGATCTTTAAAAGCATTATCTGGATTACGAGCACGCATTTCTGTAGTAAGCCCATCTAGAATGAACCGACGAGCCTCTTGAATACTCGCTCTGTTTGGAGCAACAAAAGTTACCTGAAAGGTATAAGTTGTTTGTGTCTGCTTAGCCACGAGGCACCT